CTAGAGGCATTATGCGCGGAGGAATATCTGAGGCTGATTATGAGCTTCTCAGAGTTTACCAAAATGAAAGCCCCAATAATGCTTTGGTCACGGCCTTGTATCACAAGTACAAAGATGGAAATCAGGCTGAGGCTATAGCTATTCTCTTGGATGAGAAACTATTTCCGGCTGACAGATTGCCTACTTCAAAAGATCGCTGCGAAGAGTATCTCTGGCAACGTAATCCTGGCTCAGACTGGGAGCCTTGTGATTCTGACAAAACACACGACGGTGTAGACTATTTATTTGCGGCTTATGTCGCCGGACAACTATAGGAGAGATTATGGCAACAACATTATCAAAAGGCTACATACTCCCAAACACAGGCGACAAGGGTTCGACTTGGTTTCCGGCACTTGAGCACAACATCACGCAGCTCAATAATCACATTCATGATGGAATAACTAGTGAAAAAGTAAAAACAACTAACATCGAAGCTGTAAAATATGTTTTGTCTGGATCTTGGACAGAGGATATTCCAAACCGAAGGTGGTATAAAGAGCTTGATTTGGTAGATGTAAATTATTCAGATGTTGTAGTTATGGTTAAAAGCTCTGCTGGAGATCAGTTGTTACTAGATGTAAAGCCAGTTGTTGGTCAAGATAAAAAGTGCAGAATATATACAAACGATCAAGATTTGACTAACGCCGTAGCTCACATATTGGTGTAATCATGGTAGAGAAGATAGAGCTAGAAGACTTCTCTGGCGGCGTGACTGACTATTATTTGTCTGCGCCACCTAACAAGATGCGCAATTGTGACAACTTGTTGATCAATCAGTATCAAAACCAAGGCAAAGTATTTACTAGGCCAGGATCTGTTTTGTATGACAAGACCGCAGATAGGCCGGATGCTAATAGGGCTACAACTTGTTTTTATTACAAAGACAAGCTTTATGTGCAAATTGCTGGAAATTTATTCTATTACAAGAGCACTACAGTCATGGCAACAGCTTTAGTAGCTGGAGAAGTATATCAAATTACAAATCTTGGAAGCACAAACTTTGTTTTGGTTGGCGCAAAAACAAATGAAGTTGGAGTTTATTTTACGGCCAGCGGCCCTGGATTAGGAACAGGAAGCGTAAGAAAAGGCATATGGGAATTTGTTGCTGTTCCAGACGATAATTTTGCTTTCCCAGGATCAACCCCAAGTCATCAGTTTACATACGACAACTGGAACTATCACACTCTTATAGCCAACTCATCACTTCCTGGATATCCCATGAAGGTTTTACAAAATGGAGATTCTATTTCTCTTGTACAAGCCGGACTTCCAAAACCAGATAGTTCTCTTGTTCGTTTTGAATTTACAAGGACAACGGTTAATGCTGGAAGTTTTATAGTAGGACAAAAATATGTAATAAAATTTGTTGGAACAACAAACTTCGTAGCAATCGGAGCATCAAGCAATACTGTTGGAGTTGAATTTACCGCCACTGGAATTGGATCTGGCACAGGAACGGCAGATAAGGTTTGGAATTTAAGTTATCTATATAAATTTGTTTATAGAAGAGAGTATACAGTTGGTCCATATGATGAAAATGTATTGAATGTTTTTAATTTAAAAGAAAACAAACTTTACAGAATAAACTCTATTGGAACCACTAACTTTAAACTTCTTGGCGCAACAGATAATGTTGTTGGTTTATATTTTAGAGCAAATGGCGTAAACGGAGTTGGTCTTGGAGACGGAACAGTAACAGAAACAGATTCTGATTTTTTTGTAGATTTGGGTTCGCCAAGTTTACCAGCAACTGCAAACAACAAAACAATGAATCCAATAGGCCCTTCTGCGGCAAATAGTGTGTTTATTGATTCGTTTTCAAATAAAACAGTTTTAGCTACGAATCTTGTTGTTGGTCAGAAGTATGAAATAAAATCAGTTGGAACTACTAATTTCACAACAGTTGGTGCTGCGTCAAATACAATCGGCATTACTTTTTTTGCAACCGGAATAGGTACTGGTGACGGCACTGTTTATGAATTATTAAACACAACAGAAACAAACTTTGATGAATCTAAAATGTTGATAGACATATATAGAACAACAAATAACGGAACAAATTATTATTTTTTGACTACAGTTCCATATGGAACGATTTCATATTCAGACACAACATCGGACGAAGATTTAACATTAAGAGAGCCTCTTTATACAAACGGTGGAGTCGTTGCAAATGATCTTCCACCAAAATGCAGAAGCATACATATACGAAATGATATTGCTTATTACGGCGGCATACTTGGCCAATCATACAGACTTTTGCAAGCTGTTCCTGGCGATATAGATTCTGTTCCTGAAACATTTTATGTCGATGTAGACGATGAGATTGTTGCTGTATCTTCAACCAAAAATAACGTCATTATTTTGTGCAAAGAAAAGGTGTACAGGGTAGACGGTATATTTGATGAGCTTGGGCGCGGAGGAATGGTCGTAGAGCGTATTAGTGATACGGCTGGATGTATTGGTGTTAATACACCAGTTCAGGCTCTTGACGGCGTAATGTGGCTTGGCAAAGAGGCCGTTTATTTCACAGATGGATTTAGAGTTATTAAGCTAAATCAAGACTACGACAAAACGTATAAGAGCTTTACTGATTTTGATTCTAGGAATGTAAAGTACCAAGGAAAATACGATAACAAGAAAAATCGTGTTTGGTGGACTGTACAAGACGAAGACGCTAGTGATTTAAACAAATGTTACGTCTTAGATCTCAACTGGGGAATCAGAGAAAACTCCACGTTTACTACTGTTACCGGAGACAGCTTTGCTCCGTCTGCTATTGAGTTTATCAATGGCAATATGGTTCGCTGTGATGTCAACGGATACGTCTTATATCACCAAGACACGCTCTTTACTGATCCTAAAATTGGTAGTGCCGCGTCTGTTCTTGATTGGAGAGATGAGGTTATTGTTTATAACCTAGAAACATCGTCTTATAACTTTGGAACATCTGCGGTCAGAAAATATGTCACACAGGCCAATGTTACCTGTGAATCAACTACCAACTTGTCTCTAAGGATTGTGAGCAATAACGATGATGATCGTATTGTGGCAGACCTTTTGCCCATTAGATCGCGCGGCAAAATTTTGTGGGGTGAGCCAGATGTTTATTGGGGTGATTATACCCTAGACTGGAATAAACAAGGGCTTATTCATGAAAAGCGTTTAATGCCAGCTAAAAGCCTTAGATGTAACTATAAAAGCCTTAAATTTACTAATGCTCACGTTGCAATTGTATCAAGCGATATAATTGGCAATGCAAGTGTTAATGCTACATTAAAACAAGCAACTTTAAATATTTCTAATAGTAAATGGCTTACAAAGTCTGTTGGTTATTTTATAGCTTTTGAAGACGACTTTACCAAAGAATATGAGATCACTGGCCTGAGTGGCGATGAGAAAATCATTACCTATTCAGACCCGCTAGGAACGTCTTTAAACGGCTCAAACAAGAAGTGGGTAATCAGGGGCCGTCCTCTTGGCGAAGTCCTCAATTTGCTTAATTTGTCCCTTATTTACGATATTGCTGGGCCAAGTCAAGGAGCTTACAAAGTGTCTAATAGTGGAGAGGCGGGGACTAACCAATGACCTTTCCAAGGCTGCTTAGGCAAGAGATTGAAGATCAGTATGTCCAAGAGAACTTTAAAAGGCTTATGGACTATGGCAATGCCAATCCATTAGACAGGGCAAGCTTTCAATTTTTTTCAATAGATATTCCTAGTGCTGTTACTAACTTTAAGTACAGACATGGCTTAGGTTTTACTCCTCTTGATGTTATAATTATGCACAATAGTAATAATGCGGCAATTACATTAAACTATTCTAAATTCGATTCTAACGAGCTTGATATTAATGCGTCCGGCGCAACATTACTTCGCTGTCTTGTTGGGAGATACTCATGAGATATTGGACCTGGAACGAAATCAAATCAAAGGTGCTGCGCGACCTTGATCTTGAAGGTGAGACATTCATCAACGAAGCAGAGCTTCTTGGATACGCCAATGAAGCAATTGATGAAGTAGAACGCCAGATCCTTACTCTTTGTGAAGACTATTTCTTGGCTAGAGGCCAAATCACTCTTGTTCCTGGCCAAGAAGAATACAACATCCCAAACAACATCTACGGCATGAAGATCCGTCAGATTATTTACCGATCCGGCACACAAGTCTGGAAGCTTAAACGTCTGCGCAACTGGCATAAGATCGCCATCTATGAGACTGAAAAAACTATCAACAACGGCACACAGCAATATGGCTTCTTCATTCTAAACTCTGCTGAAGGTGAAAAGCCAAAGCTTCTTCTTACCCCGACGCCTACTGAAGCTGGTTCATATCTTTACATCTGGTATATCCGTAACGCTAACGAATTGACACAAGATACCGACAAGTGTGATATTCCTGAAGCAGTCAATTACGTCATGTCTTATATGAAAATGAAGTGTCTTGAGAAAGAACTTCATCCAAATCTGCCTAAAGCTATTCAAGATGTTGAGCAGCAAAAGGCAGACACGCTTAAAACATTGTCTGATATGTATGCAGATAACGAAGACACGATTGAACCAGACTATAGACTTTATGCAGAAATGACTGGGGGAGAAGTATAATGGAAACAAATGTTACTAGGGCACATACAGAAGATCCATTAAGACCGCGTCCAGGAGAAACTCCTCAAGAATATCGAAAAAGATTGGACGAATCTATTC